TCCACATACTGTTTAGTCACAGCATGGAATGGCTGCACAGGGTCTTGGCTCAGTGTCAGCATACCAATCATGGTATCGCCAACACGAAGCACACGCTCACTGAATGCAGCATTCAGCTTGTCAGCACGCAGAGGGTCTTCACCTCTGAAGAATGCTATGCCACTCATGCCAGTGGATCCTGATCCAACACGAACCAACTCTCATCACTAGGCATTGTAGTCGTATGGCCGGGATCAAGCAGCAACGGCTGACTTGCATAGGCTGCCTTGATGCGCTTCCTTCTGTTAGCAGCGAGCACTTGGAACTTATTCACCTGTGCAGGTATAGTTCCATCATCCACTGCATACATCCAACACGCATCATAGATGAGTAGTAGTCTATCGAGGTACACTCGATCAGTAACTGACATCGGCAGTGCTGGTCGCTGTCTAGCATGCACCACCACGTTGCAGTTGATGGCTGGCCATACACGGAATGGACGATGATCCATGGTGCTATCTGCACTGACGTATGTTGCCCTACCAGAGCTATCATCTACCAGTGTGTATGGATTGATGGACTGAGGTAGCTCAGGCATCTTCCTGCTACTACCATCAGGATAGATGGCTGCAATGTCATGCCACTCATCAATGAATGAGATGGAACCACGCAAGTCAGCAGTAGGCAGTCCTGTAGCGAAGTCAATGCCTACCTGCTGATACATCATCAGCATGGGCCACCACATCTCTTCAATCTCTAGCAGCACAGCATCCTGTACATGCTGTGTGATACGAGGTGTGGCGTATATCTGTGTGGCCTGTCCTGGAACCTGAGACATCTCCATTATGACTGCATCTACTATGTTACCAACAGTCGCGTGTGCAGTTGTCCCTGACATGCTTCACTCCAAGTGAAAGGCCCTAATCTCCTACGGGCGCAAAAGACTAGGGCCTCCATTCACTGCATGGGAAGGGAATAACCCTATGCAGCAAACTGCTTCACACCATGCAGACCACCATGGTACAGTGTGTTCACATCATTCACACAGTCGAACACTGCTGAGATGACATTCACGCCATTCAGTGCTGTGGTCGTAGTGTAGGTGCCACGTGGATCACCTGTTGTAGCAGTCTGCGGATCAGTAAGCACTGCTGCAACCAGTGTACCTGCTGCCACTGCAAGTCCATTGGCCACCTCATACTCGACGCGCAAGGACTTGTATGGCAGTCCAAGACCAGCCCCGTAGCCCATGCTGAAGGTGCCTGCATTAGCAGGACACACGACTGTATCGACATACTTGAATGCCTTCTTGGTCAGCACCACACCTGCGGATGCCATAGTCACATCCTCACGGATGTTCTGGCCAAGGTAGTCTGCTCCATAGATGGACACGACCGTGGTGTTGGTCGTAGATGCAGTGACCTGCAACACACGTCCCCATGGTGCATCGATCACCTGTGCATTGGCTACACCAGTGCCATCGAGTGTAGTCACTGCACCTGCATTGAGTGCAGAGGCATTGAAGATGTTGGTTGCGACCGCAGCAATGGGCTGACCGAATGGCACTCGTGTCGGACCATTGCAGTTCACTTCATCTGCGAACTGCATACCTTCCACAAACATGTTGATCCGACGAGGGAAGAACGTCGGAGACGGCATCACAGTGCTGGCCATTACTCAATGTCTCCTTCTAGTGTAGCTAGACCACCAGTGCTGCGTCCACGACTACGGACCTCAGACCGCTGTACTAGCTCTTTAGGTGATAGATTGTAGTCCTGTGGCACTACTTCACCTGATGCCATATCCACAAGTGGTGGTGCTTCAAGGATGCCCACACGACGCAACTGCTCTGTGTCATCCGCAGCGATGAACACTGAGTGCTTCTGTGGGAAGTACACCATGTAGCCTTCAGTGAACTCCTCAACGACTGGCACCATCTTACGAGTGATGATTGCCTTGTCCTTGAGCGCACCTACCTGACGCACATCCTCTTGGATATGGATCACTGTCCTAGTGAAGTTGCCTGTGATCTTCTCAGCCTGGAATGCTGGCTTGATGTCTACTTCTGCCATCATACCTCTTCCCATGTAGCATTGGGAGAGTCAGGAGGCATCTGCTCTGCATCCTTGCCTGCATCATTGTAGTGTGTGGCACCCTCGATGGTGTCTACCCACTCTTGGCTACCATCTTGCCAATACATGGGAGGATCACCACCATCACAGATGACCCACTGATGTGTGCCACCTTCACCATCAGGTGGTGGCTCAGGTGTAGGCAGTGTGTTGTCTACAAGACCAATCAGTCCTGCATCCACTGCTGCCTGGAAGCGAGACTTCACTTCCTCAGATGCAGTCTCACGCAATGCCTTGCGTAGCTCTCCACCGCTCTCATCATCAAGCACAGCCTCTTGTGTCTCAGTGAGAGCATAGTGCGTCATGCTATTCAGTGTCGTCGGTGCCTGTGCAACTGGCATGTCGTCCTCCTAGTTCGTCAACACTGCATGAGTGCGGTATGCCCGCCATAGGCACCACTGTCCTTGCCACAGTACACGGCTACCACTGGCATCAGTGTTCCATGGAGCAGTCAACTCCTTCACCTTCATGTTCACACCACGCAGCATGTGTAGTCGCAGGTAGGTGTCATTGATGAAGTAGGCATAGTTGACTGGGCAGTCCTCATCATACATGAGTGGAATGCCATTGTGCAGACAGCCCTCGAAGCCAAGGTCAAACATACGCTTGCCTGCCTTGCCTTCAGTCAGTGGCATCGTGAACTTGTCACGCACTGCCTGCCTGTAGATGCGGTAGATGTTCCTGCCGCAGAGTATGACGCTAGGACGATCACCCTTCAGTGTGAGGTCCATCAGGATGTCATCGAACACCTCTTCGATGTTCGTGCTATCGATGCCACCAGCGAAGTTGTAGGCTGATGTGCGCCACTGCGTCTCGACTGCCCTGTTGATGCCACCGAGTGTACCAGTGGTGGGATCAGTTGGGATCATAGCCAACAGACCGTTGGGATCAGTGCCACCACCGAAGCCATACAGGTATGTGCTGAACTTATCCTTGATGCTCTCTTCAAGGACGTTCATCTTCTCCTTCATCAGCTTGAAGATGTCTGCCTCACCTTTGTTCTCATCTTCCTCTTGGTCGGAGATGATGACGGTGCCAGCCACTCGACTGTATCCGTATTCGACTGTGGTGAACTCGTCGGTCTGGTTGACAGGCAAGGGGCTGTAGTAGCGATAGGACGTAATGTTAGGATTGCGTCCAACGGTAAGGGGGTTGGTGATGTTGTAACCACCATCCTCATACTCAACACGATCATTCGCAAACACCCATGCCATCAGTGAGTTGGACTTGATCGACGCCATGACCAACTTACGACGGGACTTCGTGAGTGTGCTATGTAGCACCTCATTCATGATACCATTGGCAACACCGAGAGCCATAACCTACTCCATCAGTTGATACGAACACCATGTTCTCGCATCGCTGATCCGATGATGTCAGACCATGATGCGCTCTCATTGAACTGCTGTCCTTGGTTGCCATTCAATGGAGTGGCATTACCACGGACTGCACCACGCCCTGGCATTGGACGTGTCTCTTGCTGTGTCGGTTGCTGATGGGTAGGCTGCTGACTCTGTTGTTGCAAAGCTGCGATCTGCGGCTTCAACGGTTGAGTCCAATCCAATCCGTTCTCATGCGACCATCGGATCATCTTCGTATAGGCCGATGAGAGGGAGAGAGATGGTTGAGCCTGCAACATTTCTGTGAGCACGTCAAGGTTCGCTTCAGCCTCTTGGTTGTCTCCTAGGAAGGAGTTCAACTCTTGCTCTGCTTGTTGTGCACGTTGTGCTTGCTGTCGTGCAGCTTGCTGTTGCTGTGTGATGGGAGCCATCTTCTCTTCCATCATCCTAGCGATGGCTGTCATGTCCATGCCTGGACTGACACCATGTTCTAGGAATGGAATAGGATAGCCCTTCGCTTTGACCTCTGCTACCAGATACTCCAGTGTGCGTACTGGATCACGCATGAAGTCAGACATGACACGTAGCGCCACCATCTGATCTTGTGGTGCCACATTGAGTCTAGCTGCTTCACGTGTAACTTCATTCACTTGCTGTGCGAAGTTACGTAGCTGGCCTACTTCTTGCTTCAGTGTTCCATTCTCACGTGCGTGTCTCTGTCCTTCCTCATAGACAGCACGCTCAACACCACCCTTGGCTACTGTCCTACCAGTCTGTGGATCAACTAGGTCACGGACACGGGGATTATCAGCGTTGGGCTGTTCGATGAGTCCATCGTGTCTACGCTTGAAGGCTTGCTGTTGTTTAGCTGTGTCAGTTCCACTGCTATCGCCACCAGTTTGAGTAGGTTGCGCTGATGTAGTGGCGTCACCCGCACCTGTGTCAGACGTTTGCGACGAAGTGCTTGTGTCTGCGCCACTCGTAGCTGTGTCACCTGTGTCTTCCTTGAAGTCTGGTATCGTGTTGAGAATGGCACTCTCAGTGTTGCTCTCGCTCATGCTGCTGCTCCTTGCTGTGGCGCACCACCTCCACCTTGCGATGCAAGCATCTGCTTGAATATCTCAGCCGGTGGCACACCTTGTGACAGTGCTTGTCCTATTGCTTGTAGAACAGGTGGTGGTAGCTGTGAGAGAGCTTGCACAACGGTTGCAGCCACTTGCATACCACCGCCACCACCACCTGCCTGTGGTGCTCCACCTTGACTAGCTTGTGGGGAGGAAGGCCCACCGCCTTGTCCTGGCGCACCACCTTGTTGCGACTGAGCCATCATTAGCACTTCCTGCTCAATCGCATCCCAGTCCTCTTTGCTAATCATGAAGTCATCGAATGCCTTGCTCATCATGTTGAGCGTAGCCTTCAATGCACTAGCAGGTGCAGCACGGACATACTGTGCTAGCACCTGACCGATCTGCACTGCCTCTTGCTTCTTCTGCTGAGTGGTCAGCTTCTGCGTGCTTCCTCCAACAACGCTGACTGACATCTGCTGAAAGTCTCGCAGGTTGTCGAGCGGTCGCCAAAACGGTGCAACGTCCATTCCAGTGAGTTGGCTTGCTGTCTCCGTGTCCATAAACCGCAAGCACAACTGTGCCACTTTCCAGCCAACATCTCCAATGGCGTCTTCAATGGCGTCAAGGCGCATATCCATACGCATGTTGCCCATTGTGGAGTAATAGTCGATGGCCTTGTTGGTGGTGTTGGTCTTGAACTGTCCACCTCGCTCTACCTCATTGGTTGCAGCGATCCTATCGATGGACTTGTACAAGTCTTCCTTCTCAAACAGTTGCACGAAGTTCATGCTAGGTGGCAGCAGTGAGAAGATCATCTTGCTAGGATCGACACCCTCTGGCACATCCAGTGGTGTAGCTGTAGCGTCAGGCCCCTTCAGTATCTTGTCTACTGTGTCCTGTGTCAGACCCGAGTTCTTATTATAGAAGATGTTACGTCGCGCCCAAAGCAGTGCTCTACGACGCTCATCGTTGATTTCGTTAATCTGATCCTGCTGATCGAGATAATAGCTAACCTCTCCCTTGGCGTAGACCGAGACGGGATTATCATGGAACCACAACGGAGTGAGAGGGTAGAAGCCCTGTAGTTGATAGGGATCGTCCCATACCCAAATCGGCCATTTCCACGAATTGTCTGCATACAGTTCTAGCCTCCGTGTGGTCTTGTCCCATACGTTCCACACCTTGGTGTAGCATGCCTTGTCGTACTGATCCTTGGAGCCATAACCATACGTAGTGTAGTCCATGGTCTTAGCGAACAGAGAGAAGTCATCCTCTCCACCATCACCAGTGCTACCACTGTTCAACACATGTGTCGGCTCGAAGACACTACGCACCTCATTCTTGTCAGGGTCTGGCTTCTCACCATACAGTGCATTGATGTACTCAGTTGGCAGTAGATCACCGATCATCATCCAGTTGCAGTCGGACAGATAGGGATCAGTGCCATTCGGATCACGTAGCACTTCATGTGGCATGCGTGTCTTCAGTGTCGGACCAGCAGGCTGAAGGAACTCGATCTTCTCTTCCAACGCCTGTAGCTTGCCTTCTATCTCACGGATGGCCTTGTCATCTTTGGCTGTGGCCAACTCATTGGATAGCGTCATGAGATCATTCATGGCCGCATCACTGCTCTTGTCACGCTTGGTATAGCCTGTCTCAAACCATGCCTGATTGGTAAGCAGTGCGATCAACACATTCTTCTTAGCCTTGGGCTTGATGTTCACACCAGGGCTTGTCTTCATAGCGAACAGCACACCGATCAGCTTCTGCATGCACCGTGCGAATGCATCGACTGTTTCGTCCACCTCTTCACTCAGTGTGGGTGTCGCACTGACTGATACGATAGGGTTCTTAGCGTATAGCTCAGGCACCTGTGCAGTGACATTCGAGAAGACTATGTTCTCGGTGCTGCTGAATACATCGTTAAGCCTACGAGCACCAGCGCGGTTGCCAGCAGTACGACCACCACTGCCATCCCTATGATCCTGTTGGTCGTGATTGTAATACCGTATTGCTTCGTCCCATGCGTCAATGAGATCGTCCATAGACTTCTGGGCTTGGTCACGTCTGCTCCTCCAGATGCCACCACGCTTGGATGACACAGGTAT